GTACAAGGAGCAGCCAAAAAATAGAAATTTTTTATTTCCGCAGGGATTTAAATTTGAATTGCAGATGTTTGCTGGCGTAGATTTTTTCTGCCAGTCAGTAAATATTCCAGATATCACAATGCCAACCGCAACGGTTTCTAGTAAGTTTAGATCCATTTCCATTCCTGGAAGTGGTGGTGTTGAGTTTGGAGATTTAGTTGTAACATTCATTATTGACGAGGATTTTAAAAACTATATGTCGATCCAAAATTGGATTCGAGAATATGGTTTATCTGAAGGATATTCTCAAACAGAAGATCAAACATCTGATGGTGTCATTCAGGTATTAACCTCAAACTTCAATGGAAATTTTTATGTTCGCTACGAAAAACTATTTCCTATAAGCTTGACTGGGGTTGAATTTGATGCTAGAGTTGACAATATAGAGTACCTAACTGCAACTGCAACATTTAAGTTTACTAGGTACACTATACAAGATGAATTTGGCAAAACTTTATGAATTTTGAATCTCTTGTTAATCGCTTTGATCAACTAAGATCAGAGTGGACGGAAGATAGTGCTGTAGATTTTCAATTCAAAAACAAACAATACACTACGGATTTGGGGCAACTTGCGTTAGACATCCCTTTCCAACACAATAAATACTTAAACCATTACACTGATATCTCACAGATCAAAACTTCTCTGGAGTTTGAAATCAGAAAGCTTTTAAGAAATAAACGCGAATACTACAGTGGCGAAGCTGATGCTCGCGTTTATGCAGAAAAACCATTTGGCGGAAGAATTCAAACTTCCGAAAAAATGAAAACTTACTTAGAGAGCGATGATGAAATCATCAACCTCGAAGCAAAGATTAAATACTTGGACCAGATGTTATACTGGTTAGATCAAGTTATGAAGCAGATTTCAAACAGAGGGTTTCAGATTAAGAGTGCCATTGAATGGGAGAAATTTATTAATGGACAATAATGACCCTCCTATCTGTAAAGAAGAAGAACGAAGTTTATGTTACTGTGCAGTCTGCTGAACCTCATGTACATCGTGAGTTAGCGGACTATTTTTCTTTTGAGGTTCCAGAAGCAAAATTCCTAAAGAAAAATCCTCGATACAAATACTGGGACGGGACTATTCGTTTATATTCTCCTGGAACTGGAGAACTATATGGTGGACTGATGAAGCACTTACAAGTGTGGGCGGAAGAGCGTCAGTACACAATTGAATATGAGAAGAATGATTGGTATGGAGATGTAGAAGAAATAAATGAATTTGTTTCTCCAGAAGGTATCAAATTATTCATGAATAAAATTTCAAAGATAGAACCAAGAGACTATCAATATAAAGCTGTTTACGAAGCTATTAAGAATAATAGAAAGCTTTTATTGTCTCCCACTGGTAGTGGTAAAAGTCTCATGATCTATTCCCTCGTTAGATACTATACTGCAACCAGCAAGAAAACGCTCATCATCGTACCTACTACGTCCCTCGTAGAACAGATGGTCAACGACTTTAATGAATATGGTTGGAATGCAGACGAATATGTTCATAAGATATATTCTGGAAAAGATAAGAACACCGATAAACCCATCATCATCTCTACTTGGCAATCAATCTATAAGTTTCCTAAACGATACTTTGATGATATTGATTGTGTGATTGGTGATGAAGCACACTTGTTCAAGTCTAAATCATTAACTGGCATTATGACAAAACTTCATAATGCGAAATATAGATTTGGTTTTACTGGAACTTTAGATGGAACTAAAACTCACAAATGGGTGTTGGAAGGTTTGTTTGGTAATTGTGAGCGTGTTACAAAAACGGATGATTTAATTCGTCAAGGGTATCTATCTAAGTTTAGGATCAAAGTTCTACTTTGTAAACATGCTCCGCAATACTTTGAAAGCTATCATGATGAAATTGAGTATCTTGTTAATCATCGTGGTAGAAATAATTTAATTAAAAATTTAGTCAAGGACCTAGATGGAAATACTTTGGTGCTATTCAATTATGTTGAAAAGCATGGAGAACCATTATTTGAATTGATAAATAACACAGTAGAAGAAACCCGCAAAGTGTTTTTTGTACATGGTGGAACTGATGTTGAAGACCGAGAAGAAATTCGTCAAATTACAGAAAGAGAAAACAACGCTGTAATCGTCGCTTCTTATGGAACATTCAGTACTGGCATCAATATTAAAAGATTACATAATATTATTTTCGCATCGCCATCAAAATCTAGAATAAGAAATCTTCAATCAATTGGTAGAGTTCTTAGGAAAGGTGAAGGGAAAGATATAGCAACATTATTTGACATTGCTGATGACATTGGCGGTCAAAATTACACATTGAAGCACCTCAACGAACGAGTCAATATTTACAATGATGAGAATTTTAAGTATGAGGTTATAAAAGTAAACCTTAGAGCAAATTAATATGGAAGAAGAGTTTTATGCAACTATAAAATTGGTTACTGGTGAGGAGTTGGTTTCTAAAGTTTGTTATCTTACAGATGAAGAAAGCTTCATCTTAGAAAATCCTTTAGAAGTTATTCCAGTAGAGCAAACGAAATCTAGTCTTAAAGTAAATGGATTTACATTAGTAGAATGGATTAGATCTACATTTGATCAGATGTTTATTATTCCAAAAGAACATATTATTACAATTACTGAAACAGATAAAAAAATAGAGTCCTTTTATTTGAGGACTCTCAAGAAGATTAATTCTGGTTTGGATAATAATAAGTTCTCTAGAAAGATGGGAAGGATAGGATCAGTTACAGAAGCTAAAATATTCTTAGAAAAAATCTATAAACTATAATTAACCTTGAACCCTTAACAGAGTTATTGTACTCAAGTTTCTGAGGTTTGTCAACAGTTGACAGTTTAGTGAAACGATGTTATACTGTTTTGGCGTATAAAAGTAATAAATGTGTTAGTTCACGGAATGGTAAAAAAGAAAACAGACTACTATGTAAATAACAAAGAGTTCCTTGAAGCTATTACAATTTATAGGAATAAGGTTATTGACGCAAAAACTAATGGAAAAGATCGTCCGAGAGTTCCAAACTATATCGGAGATTGTTTCTTGAAGATTGCCACGCACCTATCTTATAAACCAAACTTTGTGAATTACATGTTCCGTGAAGACATGGTATGTGATGGCATTGAAAATTGTCTCCAGTATATCGATAACTTTGATCCAGAAAAATCATCAAACCCTTTTGCATATTTTACGCAGATCATTTATTACGCATTTTTACGCCGAATTCAAAAAGAAAAGAAGCAACTGGAAATTAAATCAAAAATTCTCGAAAGATCTGGCTACGATGAAGTCATGCACACAGATACTTTTGATGGTATAATGTCTGGCATGAATGCTTCATACTCTGATATGGGAAGCATTAAAGAAAATATTGAAAATAAAATGCACAGATGAATGAATATGATTGGATCGATGACACCTTCAGAGTCGAACAGAAACGCTTTGGAACTTGGTCTAGCTACGATAAAGAAGGTAAGGGAATCCTCACCTCACTTAATCAGGAACACCTTATCAATGCAACCCGTTGGTATCTACAAGCAAAACAAGAAGGGTTCTCTGAATCAACTATTCAATACGATGGAACTGTTGGAGGCAAACTATGAAACCAACTGAAAATTATGAACAACTGATTGAAAGATTCACCAAACGTACATTTCAACTTCGTGCCAGAGCAGGCGAATTGAAAGAGGCGTATGATGAGTATGTAAAAATTCAAGAAGATTTACAACGATTGGTTGGATCTCTTCAAGCAGTGGAGTATCTTGCATATGGTAAACTGCCAGGCGATGGCAATCATGATGGAATGAAGGATCATAAACCACAATGAAAGTAGCACTCATTACAGACCAGCATCTTGATGGACGCAAAGGTTCCTTAGCTTTCTGGAATTATTTTCAGAAATTTTATGATGAAGTATTTTTTCCAACTCTTAAAAAAGAAAAGGTGGATGTTGTCATTGATCTTGGTGATACCTTTGACAATCGTAAATCCATGGATTACAATACGATGCATCGTGTAAAGGAAAATTACTTTGATAAACTCCAAGGTTATAAAGTACATATGCTTCTTGGTAATCATTGTACTTATTATAAGAATACCAACCGCATCAACTCACCTGAAATCTTACTGGAACACTATTCAAACATCAACATTTATTCTTCACCAAAGCATCTTACATTAGGAAGTAAAAAGTTTTTAATGTTGCCTTGGATCAACACAGAGAACCGTGATGAGGTCTTGAAGCTACTTGAAACTTCCGATGCTGATATCTGTTGCGGTCACCTAGAACTTGATGGGTTTGAAGTTACGCCTGGAATGACAATGGATCATGGCATGGATCCAAAATTATTTCATCGCTTTCATAAAGTTTGGTCTGGTCATTTCCATCATCGTTCAAGGAAAGGAAACATTCAGTATCTTGGCAATCCGTATCAGATGTATTGGAATGATTACAAGGACACCCGTGGATTTCATATTTACGATACTCAAAGTGATAAGATTAAGTTTATTGTAAATCCGTTTGAAATTTTTACAAAAATTAATTATAATGATGCTGAAAATGATTACTCCAACTACGATGTATCAGAACATAAAGATACCTATGTTAAAATTGTCGTTGAAGAGAAAAATGATTATTCACAATTTGAAAGTCTCGTGGAACAACTATACTACATGGGTGTACATGATGTTAAAATTGTTGAAAAATTAGTTGACACAAGTATCGATGATGATGTAGAATTGAATGTCAAAGATACATTGACTCTACTGAATGAATTTATTGATGAGGTTGATCTTAAGGTAGATAAAACCGATCTTAAAAAAATCATGCAATCTCTATACATAGAATCATGTGAATTAGTATAATACCCCATGTATGTAATCACACTCAAAGATCATCCTACTGGTGTTTATTCTGTTATTGATGACGACGATGATAGAATTATCCCAATATTTGAGTGTGAATCTGATGCAGAAAGGTATGTTACTTTACTGGAAATAGACACCTCTGTCCCAGAATTGAAAGTTACTGATATTGATGCTGAAGTAATGATTGCAGCTTGCATCAGTAGTGGTCAAAGATATAGTATAATTACCGAAGACGATTTCATCGTACCACCAGATTGTTATGATTCACTTTCAAAAAATTCGTTGGAAGAACTTTCTTAGTACTGGAAATGTTTTCAGTGAGATTGATCTAACTACATCCCGCACCAATTTAATTATTGGAACCAATGGAGCTGGTAAAAGCACCATTCTAGATGCTCTTACTTTTTCTTTATTTGGAAAACCTTTCCGTAAGATTAATAAACCTCTACTTGTTAATAGTATTAACGAGAAAGATTGTCTTACAGAAATTGAATTTCTAATTGGCAAGAACCAGTACAAGATTATTCGAGGAATCAAACCCAATAAATTTGAAATTTATTGCAATGATAAATTGTGGAATCAAGAAAGTACAGTTGTAGATCAGCAAAAGAACTTCGAACAAAATGTTCTGAAGATGAACTACAAATCATTTACTCAGATTGTGGTGTTGGGATCTTCTACATTTGTTCCTTTCATGCGTCTTCCCGTAGCTCAGCGTCGTGAAATTATTGAAGACATTCTAGACATTCAAGTGTTTTCTACAATGAATGTTCTCTTGAAAGATAAGGTTCGGGAAAATTCCGACAAGATTCGAGATTTAGATTACAAGATACATCTTGTTTCTGAAAAGATCGATCTTCAGAAGAAGTATATGCTCGATCTTGAAAATAAAACCAAAGAAGAGATACAAAAAAAGCAAGATAAAATTCTTTCATATAAAAATACAGAACTCCAAGCTACAGAAGAAGTCAGCATTCTCTCACAACAAATCGAAAATCTTAATAAAGAAATGTTGGAGTATCAAAAGTCCAACGAAAAATTGAGAAAGTTAAACACTTTTCTTATCAAATTGCAAGCAAAATTGCAAACCTGTCAGAAAGAACATGAATTTTTTGAAAATAATTCAGTGTGCCCTACATGTACTCAAGACCTTTCAGATTCGTTTCGTACTGAAAAACTGCAGTCTGGAAAGAATAAAGTAGATGAAATGTCTGTTGGATATAATGATTTGTTAAATGCAATTGCAGAAGAGGAAACTAGATTTGAAAAATTTACTGAACTTTCTTCAGAAGTAAATAAAATTAACTCTGTTATTTCGCAAACAAATTATCAACTCATTTCAATCCGAAATTCAATCCGAGAAATTGAAAATGAAATTGATGATCTTAATAAAGATACCGTAGACAAAAAAACTGAATTTTTAAAACTTCAAGAATTAGTTTCGGAGAAGAAGCAATGCAGCGAATCATTGTCTGAGTACAAAAAAGAAAAAGATGTTCTAGCAGTAGCATCACATCTTTTAAAAGATAATGGAATCAAAACCAGAATCATAAAAAGTTATCTTCCGACAATGAATAAATTGATTAATCAATTTCTTCAGGGTATGGATTTTTATGTAAACTTTACTCTTGATGAAAATTTTGAAGAAACAATTAAATCACGATATCGAGATGTATTCTCTTATGAATCTTTCAGCGAGGGAGAGAAAGCTAGAATTGATATTGCTTTGCTGCTTACTTGGAGAGCTATTGCTAAGCTCAAGAATAGCGTGGATACTAATCTCTTGATCCTGGATGAAATCTTTGATGGGTCACTTGACCAATCTGGAACATCTGATCTGGGTTGGATCCTTAGGAACTTTGATGATAATACGAGTGTCTTTGTTATCTCTCATAAAGAAAGTTTAGATACAAAATTTGATCGAGTTCTTCAATGCGAAAAGGAAAAAAACTTTTCGACCATCAGAGAGACAGTTTCCGAACTGGACTAGGGGTGCCTCCAAGGGGGTGCCCCTCTTGCTATGCTTACCACATCAGCAAAAGAGACCCATGACCCGCCAAGAAATCAAAGGCAACCTTGCCCGACTGCTAGCAACCGAGAACCTCGTTGTAGAGCACCGTAACTGCCCCACAGCGTGTTTTAATGTGGAGACTCGTGTGCTTACCCTCCCGAACTGGGACCGTGCTTCTAGCGTCGTATATGATATGCTGGTGGGTCATGAGGTGGGACACGCTCTCTTCACCCCCAACGAAGACT